TAAACAATTTCTTTTGGATGGTTTTTTAGATGCTTTATCCAACCATTGATATATGCTTGACTATTTTTGTCATTATCCTTTGGCTCAAGTCCTAATATATTAGTTAGAAACATTGCTCCTAATTCAGCTACTAATTCCTCTTGACTATATTTAGTCTTATTAGCATTTATAGTATTTAAAGTCTTTCTGTTTAGTAAGTCCTTGTGTCCTGTTGAGTGAGTCAATTCGTGGAAGAATACTTTATAATAGTCATCAGATGAAATAAATGTATCTGGACTACTCATATTAATTAGATGTTGACTTGGCTTGTAGTGGCAACCAATGTTGTCTCTATGCTCTAATGTAGGTTTCTTTCTCATATTATCGTATACTGAATCTGCTTCTTTGATTGGTTCAAATATACTACCCTTGATTACTTTTTCAATGTTGTGTTTGTCCTCTATTCCCTCAACGCAATCAAGATTGAATACTCTAAAATACCTAACACTATTAAACTTTTTAACATCTTTTTGAGTATATCCTTTTGGTATAATTAAT